CCTTTACAACAATTTTCTAATTCTTTTTGAATAACATCGTTAGCAGTTTCTATATTAGCTACAAGTCTAATGGGAAGTCCATTAAAATAACTATTAGCAAAATCCCATTGATTTGGCAATGTAGGGCTTGACCCGTCAGCCCCTCCGGTGAGATATGTGATTGTAGAAATATTCTTGGGGAATTTTTCTCCTAAATCTGTGGGGGTAGTAGTTAATACAGAGGATTTAATCCAGCTAGAAGTTGCGAAAACATTTTCTACATAAAAATCTGTAACCTCCGGCTCTGTAGTGCAATATACCTCTCCTAATGCGGTATCCACCTCCACTACGATACCTTTTATATTTTTACGCCATAAACGAAGTCTAAAACCTAATTCAGCTACTTCGTCCGTAGATGCAGGGGGAGTAGATAACGCAGGACTTATTGTGATAGATTTTGTATTTTCATCTACAATAGTTACCTTAGAAAACTCATCTCCTCCAGTTAGCCCCACGCGTACAATATCTCCCTCAAAAAATCCTATAACAGAATTAAGAAATAATTGAGTTGTGGTAGAAGATACTCCAGTAACAGTGGTGTTAAATCTTTCTCCATTCTCTATAGTATATCCTGTTCTGTTTCCAGAAGTTGAAAATTCTAATTCTTCTCTATATGCTGAATCCAATTGTAGTACTTTATCGGCCACTGTTTGTTGATCGTCTAATTGTGCGGTAGCGGTTGTCGCATCGTATAAACTTCCATCATTTCCTACATAAGGAGCAATAATTAATGTGGCGTTCACCCCTACCACATTATCAAAAAATCCAGTTACTGCATCTGCCCCGTACCAGTTTGAATTTATTTGTTCTCCAAATATTGTTCTATATTCTGTAATATTGTTAACAGAATAAGCTCTTTTGTATCTTCTTTCAAAAAAACCTGTTAATCCAGCAATAGCAAAATCGGAAGCCGTAACAGATTTTGTTTTTTTAGTTGGGGCATTTTTACCTATTACACCTAATTCTCTTAATCTATTAGCCATTTGTTTTTACCTCCTTCTTAATTTCTTCCACAGTGAAATATTTAGAAGATTTTATAAAGTCTTTAGATGTTAAAATAGTTTTATTAAAGACTTTTCTTTCATACGCTTGAAAATCTCGGTAGATTCCATTCCACCTATATTCCACATGCGCGTTAACTCGATGCTTTAAATATATTTTTTCTTTCGCAGATTCTAACTCCTTTTCTTCCAAATATTTGTTGACATCTTTTATCTCAGATTGTTTAAATTTATTCTCTTTACCCGATTGAGAATATTTCAACTGTTCTGTATTTGTACCGATAGATTTTTTGTTAACGTCTCCGGTAGTTTCTGATTTTGCCATATTTCCTCCTTAACTTCTAATATGATTGTATACATTAATCCAGTTATTGGATTATCGGATTCTGCCCATTCTATAAATTCCGGTCTCCCGTCGTAATATATATCAAACTTCCAACCGTTAATCCACAATATTTCTCTGGCTATAACATTTCTAATTATTTGAGACATAATAGCCATTATGTTAGATTCTTTTCTATCTACGCAATATACTTGTATTCTATGTTGTTGTATTTGATCATTTTGTCTGGTGTACGCACTTGTATTTCCCTGTCCAGTTGTTATAATCTGTTCTGCCTTACTTCCCCGTAATACAGATTCTGGATTAAAACCTGTTATAGATATTGAAGGTGTATTATATTCTACTTGCTTCACTCCATATCTAACTGGAACAATTAGGTATATATTTGCATCAACAAAATTATTAATAATCCTCTCTCCGTCATTATCTTTTTCAAATTTAAAATATCTTTCGTCATTATTGGCTAATGTGTGAATTTCGCTATTTATGGTGTCATCTATTTTAATAACCGCGTATCTGTCTATATGTTTTAAATTTTGCCAATTTATATTACTTAAACTTACTTCCGTATCACCTGGTGCAGTTGTTACAGTTCCCAACAATACTCCATCATTAAAAATAGATGCTATTTCTTTCTCAATAAGATCTTTCGTGGATACAAATATATCTAAAGGTAATTCATCTTGCACTGCTAAACAATGACTGCAAAATAATCTATCTGTCTTATTGCCCAAATAATTTATCTTTATTTTTGTCACGGCTGTCATTTCAGGAATCTGAAATACTACAGGAGCTAAGGAATTATAAACAGGGAAGTAATACGGTAATTCAATGTCATTAAATTCCACGCTATATACAAAATCAGCGCTATCCATTTTACGTGCCCCTGCATAATGATTCCTAGAGCTATAAAAATGACAAATTATATAATTATAATTTGTAACATCAATGTTTAACCCGGTTTTTTCTACGTAATCACCATTTTCTAAAAATTCAAATAAAGTAGATTTTATGTTATCCGCACCTGCAATATAATCTGGTAATTCATTTTCCGGGTATATGGTGGCATTACCAAAAGCAGAAAATCCCGCATTATTATTAAATTCATCTATTACAATATTCATTTTCTTTTCACCGTAACCTCAAAATCTTTGTTTATTCGTATTACTCTTCTTTTTGTTTGCTGCTTGCGTTTTTGTAAAACCTTCTCCAAAGCTGGCCTTGTTTGTTCATGTATTTCTAACAAACGTTTCAGTGTTAAGGGAGCTTTCCAATGCTTCAAGTCAGATGGTTTTACTACATATCCCCTAGATATTTTTTTCTTCAAAAGCATGTTCATATACGATCTTTGCGCACCTATTCCTAACGCGTATAAAGGTATGCTGGGAAAATTAAATCCCTGTCTTCTCTTGTCATCAATAGTGGATTGTGCTAATCGTTTTAGATTAAGCGTATCGTTTCTAATTCCCTCTTTAAAACCTTCTATTATTGCGTCCGCTTCATTTTCTAATTCTTTATCCATAATTTTAGCAATAGTTCTAGGTAATTTTTTTATTTGCATTAACTTCCTTTTGAATGACCTTGTAAATGTTATTTTTGTTTTATTTGCCATTATATTTTACCTAAGCCTAAAGTATAATATAGATAATCGTTACCCATTTGATATACTCTATTTTTATCGTTTATTTTCCAAGTTTCACCATTTATTTTTACAGTTGTTCTTATTTCATCAAAATCATCAAAATTTATATTTAATCGAATTAAATCGCATCTTGCCAACCATATTATTACGGCGTGCCTTTCCATAAATCCAGCTTTTTCTATTTGATCTATTGTAGGACTAAATTGTATAGGAAAAGCTTTTATGTTTATATCTGAATCTCTTTTTCTTGCGGTTATTCCGTTATAACCATCTCTACTTACGTTAATTTCGTCTCTAAAACTAATTTGTACAAATTGTCCATTATTATTGACTATTTGGCAAACATCCTTTAACGATTCGCATAATTCTTGATATTTGTAAGGAACTAAGTCACTAAATACAATATCGTAATCTCCTGTTTTTATGGGATTTTGCGTAGTTTCCAAAGTTGCGCTATCTATTATATCACTTACTTTGGTGCACACTCTTATTGCTTCTGAATATAAATACATCCCTTCAGACAATCTTCCTGTATTTTCTAACCCACTGACATTATTGATTATTATTTGATTCGTATTTTCATCCGTTGCACAATTAAATGTAAAATTCATACGGTGTAACTCCTGTAATTTGCAATCATTAAATTACATCTCTGTGTTAATTGTCTCCTTATATTTGTATACTTACCTAAGTCCCCATAATTTCTACTGAATGCTTGACTAGTTACATTACCACCCCCACTACGTCCTTCTATCCAGGTCAATATTTCAATAACTGTTAAATACCCTATCAATTCATTTAAGTCTGCTGGTATATTAGCATCTTCAAAACCCACCGTATAAGTTATTTTAATATTTCTTGTTCCTTTTGGGAATACAGGATCAATATACGATTCATTAAAATTATATTTAGCTTTTAAAATACCCTCACTGGAGATTAAAATAAAATTAGCCAATGAGGGGGTATAAACAGATTGCGTATTAACGTATTGGATGTCAAGTAATTCCAATATTCCTTTATCAGGGAGCATCAAAACATCCTTTCCTGTGCCATTTACGTAAACCTCTTTTGTCTCATTTCCATTTATGGAAAGTCCTAACCGACCATTTATTATAACAGGGATAACGTATTTATCCCTGCGATCTGTAATAAATTGATCTGATACAATAGAATTGTCTATGCAATAGCCCTCTAATAATTCTCTTATTTCCGCAACTGTTATTAACATATTATTACCTTATTTATTGCTAGGTTTATACAACTTAAAATATCTTTTGATCAATTGATCTACCTGGTATTTTGTTGAAGGGAACGCCTTGCCATTATCTACCAATATAGTTGTATAATCATCCAGCACTAAGTTAAAACTTTTATTGGAATATTCATCACAATAGTATACTCCAAAATCAGATTTTTTATCTGCTAATTTTCTAAACCCTAATGTCGCAAATTTTTTAAGGTCTTCTTTACTAGATACTTCTAAAATTCCATCTTTCAGGGTTACTTTTTCTTCCTTACCATTATAAGTAAACACACAATGGTAATCTCCCTTATGAGTTATTTGAGGAAGATATAACTTAATTTTACCCGGTTCTTTTTTAACTTCCTGTTTTTTGTCGCTTGTTAAAGGAGCGGAAGCATTTTTATGTTCTTCCGCCTCCTTATGAGTTTTTACAGCCATTTTTAATCTCTCCTTAAACCTCTATAAACTACAGAAGTTCTTTCAAAAGATGGTGTTAAAGCTTCGTATGTTTTTACGAGTAAAGGAATATTGTCGTCTGTTCTAGCAAGCTGTTCTACTGTAACTAACCCGTCAAAACGTGCTCCACCAGTGTTAGTGTAAGGCACTTTTCCCAATCCTTGAATAGGATCTAAATCCCATAGGAATACGTATTCAGGAACTTGTTTACCTGTTTCTTTATCAAATTGATTATCATTTTGCATAGAATCTGGTACACTAGCATCTCTAGTGAAAGGATCTGTAGTGAAAGTATAAGAGGTGTTTCTACCTGTTATTGTTCCAACTCCATCATAAACATCTGCGGGAATAACTCTCACTAATGTTTTATCCCCTCCGGTAGCATCTGCGGTATATATCTTATACCTATACGCATTTGGTACGTCTTCCCATGTCAAAGTTAAAGTTGAAGTAGCCCCGGTTGTAGTTTGATTCACTTCGGCACTTGCTAATTGCTCTCCCTCTTCTGTAACTGCGGAGATTTGTAAAAAGTAATCATCTGCTGCAACTGTTCCACCCGTAGCTGCCGTGGATGTTCCTACTACACCATAAATATTAACTCCAGAATTAGTGGGAGCTGTTCCGGTTGATTCTATAATTGGTATATCTCTATACGCATTTAATCTCCAACCTCCACCTATTTCTACTTGAGTCAATCCGCCTTGAACCAACCCTTGATTAAGCCGA